TCCATTGTCTCGGGGTCACCATAGGTTAGATATTTGGCGATGACTCCGAGTCCATATTCCTTACCTGGTTTATTCTCTTTGTTGAATATGGAAAAATATTTATCTTCAAGGTTCTTTTTAGATATTTCATGTTGGTAGAATACTGCAAAATCATCTCCTTTTACCCATAAGTCATAGTCTAATTCTGGTCGGAGTTTTAGCAGTACTTCATTTGTGTACCTATTTATGAACATCACAAAAAGTGTGTTCATTAGTGTGGTATCTGGGCTTCCTGAGAATGTTTTTCCCTCTATTAGGACATACCCTAGTGTTTTCATGACATCTCCTATCTTTACTACCATTTTCACCTTCCTCTTCTCTGCATACACTGCGTTCCATTGAGCTAAAGTACAATGTGTTATGTACTGCTCACAGTATTTGTAGATGGGAAAGTCTATTATTCTCTTGAAGATTATATCCCTTGTGTTATCGCAGCCTGATAAGTCTCCTGTGACTGCGATCTTGTACATATCTTGTTGAAATTTCTCTGTTAGATTTTTCTCCATTGCTTCCCAATTTTGCGGCATTTTGTATCCGAACAAGTTATTTTTGAAGATCTTCTCTAATACGCTTACTACTGGTCCCATGACGAATTTCATTGCTTCTGTAGGGGAGCATATTGCTCTAGTTTTTCCCCTTACATACTTTCCTGTAATTCTGTCCAACTCCTCCGTCTGTTTTTCTGATTTAACGAAGTTTTCATGGGTTGTATCTATTTCTTCTGGTAAGCTATAGTCTATGTAGTACTTGCCTGATTTCATGAATTGTCTAAGCCTCCTTTGTTTCTTTGTTGATAATCTATTGTACCACTTATTTTCATTATATAGGTCTTCGAACATGAGATCAATAAGTGGGTAGACTTCCTCTTTTAATATTCTTTTAACATAGATGGTGAAATCAGCGAATATTTTAGGATCTGCTTTGACATAGTCAGCGCAGAGTCTACAAATAGATTGGAGGTTATTTTTTGCACAAGCATTATATATCAACGGTATGGACATTACCGTAGCTCCCAATTTTACTAGCTTTTTGTTGTTGCAGTAACAGTAGCACTCGAATGCGTCATATTCCATTCTAGTGCAATTATAGGCTATAGGCAGCTTCCAT